GTTCGGTGTTGATGACTGTATTCAACATCACACCACCGGTGCAAGAAATCTTTTTAGTAGGGTCAAATACTTTGAAATATTCTAATTGTTTTAGTTCACATGCCTTGTGAACAGTTGCCACAAAGTCTTGAAATTTTGTATCTTTACTTAGATACCGAAGACCGACACATTCAACACCCTTACGCATCCACTCAGCACAAAGATCAAGAATGTTATCTGGATTAATTTGTCTTGCTAAATCTAAATCAGGTGTGCCATATGCCTGCAGACCCATGACCTTACCGGGAAAGTCTACCTCCAAACCTTTGAACTCCATAATATATCCAATATAAGATAAAAATTTACCAATAGATAGATCTTTATATCTTTTCTGTCCATCAGAAGTTATTGTCAGACCAGTGTTCCTACCATGCAAACCACCTGATCCTAAACCATCAAAGGAAGCATGTTGTGAACAATCAGATAAGGCAGAATATATGTGTGCAGTGTGATGATCGATACAAATTCTATTACCCTCTATAATATAGTCTTCGTCGTTGTATGGTTTTCTGACTCTCATACCTAGCATTTTTTTTCCAGAATCAGTGTAAACAATTTTTGAATCATTCTCCTTGATACCCCACTCATCTAACACAGACTTGTACCATTTCCCGTCTGCTGCATGATGTTTGATTCCAAAAGAACGTTCACTTTTTCTATATTTGAACTCACCATCAATCAATGCAGCAATACTTGTATCATGACGAGCACCACCTATGCCAATAAAGTTCATTTCAGATAGAGAATTTTGCTTTAGAAGTTCTTTTTAGATAGTTAAGATTTATGGCATTACACTTCAACTTTTCTTTCAATGGTTTAGATATGAGTTTACTGACGTTATCAATCTCTATACTGTTCTCCTCACAGTAGTGACAGATTGCCTCAATATAATTCATCGACTCATTTTCCTTGACAAGTTTCTCTATATCCATAGCAAACTTCTCTGAACAAAGAAAGTTCTTTTTGAGTATCTCTTTGACTTCACTTTTGGATTTCATTTAGTTTCTCCTCGACAAATAATTGAATGTACTGGACAAGTTTTTTCATATATTTCATTTTATCATACTCTTCGTAAACTTTCACCTCTCCGTTAGTGCATGTCATGAGAATGACAAGTTTCTTGACGGGTATATCTGTAATTTCATAGAACATACAGGCATATGCTGCTGCTTGTACAAAATAATTCTCAATCCAATCAACAGGTTTAGGTTTCTCTGCAGTTTTGAAGTCAATGATTGCAAGTTCTCCTTTGTATTCTGCAATACAGTCAACTGTTCCTGCTACTCCTAACTCTCTACTGAATAAAGATTTCTCTAATGCATAGATGTTATCTATATTTTTCAATTCTTTTTTTGCTTGAGTGAATAACATCTTGGTGCTAGGATTGTCTAGTACAACCTCTTTATTAAGTAAGAAGTGTTCGATCAATTCATGAGTTTTTGTACCACGATTAGTTGCTCTCTTGGTGATTCTGTTTGCTTCCTCCTCACCGACTCTTGCTCTCCAGTTTTTAAAAATCTCTCGATTCCAATATGATGTAACAGAAGTGATGGATACCATCGGTCTATCATCAACCGAATAGTATCGAACACCATCGATAGTCTTCCTTGATAATGCAGGAAGATCACACTCTACATGATTAAACATCAATACTCATTGCAAGTTTGTTGAGGATATAACTCTTGACTAATCCTGATCTTACTATATCTTCAATACCAAATTCAATAGAATCAAATTCAGGCATTGCTGAAAGTATTTTCATGAAGTCAAGGATACCATTTTTCTCATTTGTTTTTACGAGGTCGGTTTGTGCAGCGTCACCACAGAAGTGGATCTTACAGTTCTCTCCCACTCTTGTTATTATACTATCTAACTCATGAAAATTCAAGTTCTGACATTCATCAACAATCATAATACAATCATCGAGTGTTGTGCCTCTGACAAAACTAGTTGACCAAAACTTCACACTCTCCTGTGTCTTGAGATTACCCCACAACATTTCAAAATCACTGTCTGTAGGTAACTCAAACATATACTTGACCATATTCTTATATGGTATTTGATATAGTGCTGCCTTATCATCATGATCACCGGGTAAGAAACCAATTTCCCTTGTGGATACAAGTGATCTTACTATAACAACTCTATTGTATGGTGTTATAGGATCGAGGACTTGTTTGAGAGCATGATATAAAATAACAAAAGTCTTACCAGTTCCTGCCACTCCATATGTATATACATTCTTACCCTCTTCGAGTGATGCAAATAATTTTTTTTGATTCTCGGTCAATGCCTCGATCGGAATCATCATATCAGAGTTATAAGGTTTTTTTCTTTTGAGTTGCTTGGCAGTCATACCTACCCCAACTTGATTGGAAGTTTTCTTTTTTCTAGCAGGCATTAGAAATGTGTAGTCTTTTGAGGTTTTACTTTTGAACCGGGCATTGACCCGACTCTTGATAGAACTTCATTCCATCCACCATCTGTTTTACTGTATACGTCTCCGACAGCACTGACAGTTCCTCCTGTTCCCTGTGACCAATCTTTATCCCAGTCAGGATTATCCTTTCTCCACTGATCGTATTGTTTCATAGACATCACTATCTCTTTAGTTTCTCCAGTCTTCAAGTTTTTTACAGGATAAGTTGGCATGTTAGTAAGATTTTATTTTAGGATTGTTGTGAAGTATATATGCTGCTCCAATGGCAGTTCCTCCATCAAAAGCAATAGGGTCAACATAAAAATTCAAATCAGGAAATTCCTTCAATAGTTTATAGTTTACCACAACATTGAGAAAACATCCACCTGTCAATACAATATTACTACATTTTTTTGCTGCTATTTTGACTAATTCTACTGCTCTATCCTCCCAGTCCTTTTGTATAGTAGCAGCAGCGTTCTCATTACTAGATGCTAAGTATTGTCCCTCAATATATTCTCCGTATGGAGCAAGACCCATGACCTTTCCTGCTTCCATACGTCCCCACTTACATTTCTCTGATACCAAATCAAACTGAAGACCTATACCATAATTATCTACAGTATTATATCTCTTGTGCAACACCTTCCAATGAAATCTTCTTCCTCGTTTGACATGAAAAATAGTTTCACACTCGTCTCCTTCTTCAAAATTAGATCCACTTGAATCAACTACGATGACTGCTGCCTCCTCAAACTCTGAATTATAAAACCCACATGCAGCATGTGTAAGATGATGCCTGTCTCTGAAATCATATCTTTCAGCGTTAGGAAACTTTTTTTTGATTGTAGAAATATTCTTTGTGGTTATAAGAGTCTTTTTTTTATTTTGATTCCAACAGGCATCACTTATAGCAACCTTATCTATATCTTTTACTAACTCAAAAAGTTTGGTGCAATCAGAATCTCTTTTCTTTTTTGTTAATCTTTCTGCTTCTAAGTATAGTTCTATCTCACCATCGTTGAGTAGACATATAGAACCATTGTTAGATAAATTTACTCCTAAGATTCTCATATCAATCTCCTAATGATGAACTCTTAAACATCCTTCTTGCTTCTGGAAACCAGAGAACATGAATATCAGATTTCTTCCATGTATCTATGGCATCTTGAGGTGTTTCAACTAGAGGTTGACCTGCCAGATTGAATGACGTATTCAAGACCATAGGAACCTTTGTGTATTTGTAAAACTCTTCTATGACCTCATACAAATGAGGAATATCTTGCTCCACTGTTTGAACTCTACATGTGCCATCTATATGAACCACACCGGGAATCAATTCTTTCTTATCTTCTCTTGTATGCACCGCATATGACATTGTAGGAGATCTATTCAGTCCAGACATATCAAACCATTCATTTGCATAATCTTTCAATACAGCAGCAGCAAAGGGTCTAAAACGCTCTCTCTTTTTTACTTTATTAATTGTGTCCTTTGTGTTAATATCCCTTGGGTCATATAATATACTTCTATTTCCTAGTGCTCTAGGACCTGCTTCCGATCTACCATTGTAGACTGCTACAATCTCATCTTGCATGATGAATGTAGCGATCTCCTGTGGTGTGACTCTCATCGCTTCTTTATCATTATATAAGAAACTCAAGTCGTGAGTTAGTCCTAGAAATAAATTCACCATTCAAGTGCTTCAGATACAATAGGGAATTGTTCTTTGAATATATTCTTACATGACTCAGCAATCTCCATGTGCTCTTTCTGGGTGCCATGTGCTGAACGTAAGTCGATATAATGTATCCAAGATCTGACTGATCCTGTCATATATATCCGAGTTGGTGTGCATAATGGCAAAACCATTCTCGCACACTCTTTGGCAACTCCTGACTCTATCATTTGATTATACAATGCTTGTGCAGAACTGAATAGAGTAATCATCTGACGATTCAGTTTATCAACAACATCTTTATCCAAATCATCTATACTGTTCTGACGGTTCTTAATATCTTGTCTTCGTAATTCTGGTAAATCTATTTCGCCTATCTCATCACTCTGTGCATATCTTTGAGAAAACTCTTGGAATGTGAAACTACGATGTCTTAGAATTTGTGCTGCAATAGCACGAGTAGTTTCAATTTCAAGAGTCATGTGTGCTTGCTCGAACACAGACCAATGCTGATGCTTGATGCAATATTTCAAGAGTCCAGAAAAGTTTTCATTGCCTTGATTATTTGGATTAGATACTCTGGCAACGAATGCCATGTTCTTCTCAGCGTCAGGTGTCAGTGTTATTAATTGAACTATCATTTTCATGCAATGAATGGACAGACTTATGTAGTCTCATTTTTTTCTTTGCCTCCCTCAATGAATTTTTCAAATAAAATACTTCTTTTTGAGAGTAAAGATGTTTATGTTTGAGT